GTTTAAACGCCGCTACCGGCTCAACCTTCTTCCAGGGCGCTGTGGGCTTAATCTTGGCGGGAGGTGGCTCAAACACCTTGGCGTCGAAAACGGCCTCCTGGCGCATCCCTAGGGCGTCCTGCAGCCATGTCGTGGCCCCGTCCATGGTGGAGCCGGTCACGGCCATAACCAAGTCTATGGCCGTCATACCGCCCGGTTCGCGGGCGAAGTCCTGTATGCCTTCAGGGGTAATGCCAATATTGAAATCATCACCGTCCCGCCAATGGGCAATGGCCCTGTATCCTCGATTCGCGCCGCGCTTGGCGTCTGGGATCAACCTGAGAACCCAACTATCTAGATTTAACAACGCGGTATCATTGATATCACGCCAAAAGCTATCATTGTCGCCGGAGTGAGGGGTATGGATAGCTTTACCATTAACGGCCTGTTTTTCAACTTTGACTTGAAATGGCTCCAGGGCTTTTGCAATTCTATCGTGTATGTCTTGGGGAAGCTCTGGCAACTCGGACGCCGTAAGGTCTTCCAGGGTATCGGGCGTCAGCCATCTGTAGGCCATGCCCTCGGGATGCACGCTGGGCGGCAATACAGTCTGCTTGCCCTGGGCCAGCACCTCGATGACCGAAACGCCGTCCAGCAGGTACTTCTTGGACACCAACGCAACGCCCCGGTAGAAGGCGGTGTACCCCTTCGCGCCGACCTTTTTAACCGGGGACGGGGGCAGACACGCCTCCAACGCGGCCCGCACTTCCGGCGCACCGTAATCAAAGTCGATAGCGGTGACATTGCTGGCGCGTCCCAGCGCCAGACAGATCGATGGGTTGGGCCAACCAGCCCACGTATCCAAATGAAATTTGCTGGCGGTCTTATCGCAAAACCGCTGCCATTTGGACATACCAACCCACTGTTCGCCCCTATACTCGCCGGGACGCTTCTCGCCGGGGATGATCGGAATGACCGAGTACCCCCGCTCTACGAGCCGGGTAGCGGTCGTGTTGAAGTCAGTCATTCTTGCCCTATGACAGTGACGGTGACGATGAGTTGCGGGATATCGGAATAATGCTTGGTGGCTGTCAGCTTAACAATCTGCGCGTCATCAACGACAACGATGCCGTTCATGCCGTCCAATGCTTTAACGATGTTGTCGAGGTCCGGCTTCGTGACTGGTTTGATTTGCCCCGCGATGGCCGATAACCGCTTCTTTAGCGACCATGAGGCGGGCACCATCATAAACGCCTCGACAACAACTTCAACCGGCCCGCCAATGGGTGGCATGTGTCTCATTGCTTCAGCCGCATACGGCGACACCTGATTCTCGTACCGGCGCGTTTTCTCGGGCGTGTAAACGACAGCGTGACTACCACGTATAGACACACGCCCTCTGCCCTTCGCTACAGGTTGCCCCGGCACGGTGAAGGACACGACTTTCAAGAATAAAAGTCCTGCGCCTTCACTTTTCCGTCTGTTGCCTTCTGGATAGACGCCATATGTGCTGCGCGAGGGATGCGCTTGTCATCGTCCGTAGCCATCCACCGGGATACCGCAGCCTCAGAAGCCTCAATCATCTTTGCAAAATCACGGTTCGTGATCTTTTGCAAATCAAGCCATTTTCTCAACTTCATATAAATCTCCGTTGTAGAGAAAATAGTCTTTGACATAGCTGCAACGGCTTGGCAATCTCCTTTTTGTCAAAGCGTAAAACCCCAACAACCGAGGAAATCATGAACTTTAAACCAAAGATGTTTGCCAACCGTACTGTTGAAGATACTGCGTCAGACTGGATGGACGCGAAGAACGAAGAGACTGCGGCCAACAAGCGCCGCATTGAAATCGAGGAAGAGCTTCTCTCATTCCTCACTTCCAAGATCGAAGGCAGCGAGTCTCACCAGATTGGACCTTACAAGGTCACGCTCACTGGCCGTCTCAATCGCAAGGTTGATTGGGAGTTGGTGAAAGCGTTGGGTGTCCCCGACGCTATTTCCCCCGTTAAATACAAACCCGAACTAGACTTGAAAGGACTCCGCTATTTGGAAAGCAACGAACCAGAAACCTACAAACTCTTTTGCAAGGCCCTGACCGTCGAGCCTGCAAAGACATCCGTAACTGTAACTAGGAACGAGAATTAAAATGGCAATCAATCTACAATCCCTTCGCACGACAAGTGCTGGCAAACCGGCGCGTATGGTTCTCTATGGCTCTCATGGGGTCGGCAAGAGCAGCTTCGCGGCACAGGCTGACAAGCCGGTCTTCATCCAGACTGAAGAAGGTTTGGATGCTCTGACCGTCACGCGGTTTCCCTTGGCAACGTCATATGGCGAAGTAATGGAAGCACTGGAATGTCTGTGTAAAGACAAGCACGACTACGCGACTGTCGTGATTGATAGTGCCGATTGGCTGGAGAAGCTGATCTTCAAACAAGTTGCTGCAAACAATAAAGTGAACAGCATTGATGAGATCGGCTTTGGTAAGGGCTTTGGGTTTGCGGTGGACCTTTGGCATTACATCTTAGGGATGCTTGAAGAACTGCGTAATGCAAAAAACATGGGCGTAATTTTGCTGGCACATTCGCAGGTGAAGAGGTTCGACGATCCACTCGCGGATTCCTATGACCGCTACATACTTGATCTTCACAAGGGCGGCGCAAGCCTCATCAGCGAATGGTGTGATCTGTTGATGTTTGCGAACTACCGTGTAAACACCGTGAAGTCTGATGTGGGCTTTAACCAAAAGAAGACCCGTGCCGTTGGTGCTGGTGAGCGTTTCCTGCACACTCAAGAGCGCCCCGGCTGGGTTGCCAAGTCCCGGTGGGCGTTACCAGAGTCTATGAAACTGGACTACGAAACTTTCGCAACAGAACTTAAAAAGGTAAAAGGATAATAACTATGGCTGAACTACATGGATACGACTTCGACGCCGATTCCGTTACCGACCGCCCCGGCGCGGTGCTGTTGCCTGTTGGTGATTACGTCGTTGAAATAACGGAAAGCGACTTCAAGGCCACTAAAAACGGTCTTGGAAAATACATCAGTTTGGAATTTACGATTATTGACGGGGAGCGTGTTGGTCGTAAATTCTTTGTGAACCTGAACGTCTTAAACAGGAACGAAAAGACTGTAGAAATCGCAAACCGCGCCGTGAAAGACTTGCTCCGCGCAACTCACCAGCTTGGCAAGCCGTTCACGAACTCAGCCATGCTGCACAACCTCCCCTTCAAGGTGAGTGTCACCATGGGCAAACGAAGCGACAATAACGAGGACGAAAACAGATTTCGTTATTCCGCCATCACCGAAGCCGCGCCGTCAGACACGCCAACCACGCCGACCGCAGCGGCCCCCGCCGCGCTGGCGGCTGGTGGCGGCAACGCTCCCAAGAAGAAGCCTTGGGAAAAATAGCAAAGGGAGCCGGGGGCGTAATGCCCCCGGTTTTTTCATGACCACAGATCATAACAAGATGACCACGGTAGTAATTACCGTTACCAAGCCCAGTCAGCTAACGATGTTTGACGAGGAAGAATCCAAGCGCCGCCGGGATGGTGGTATCGCTTTGGTGGCAGACAATGGCGCTGGATGGCAAGACCGAGCCATGTATGTGATCTGGCACCTCCCCATTGGCTGGACGGGGATTGGAGAAGACATTCGCAAGCTGGTGCTAGAATCAGGTGCCGGACCCCCACACAATAAGAATTGCTGGGGGGCACTTATTATGGCAGCGACAAGACATAAAATGGTTCAAAGAACTGGTGAAGTAAGGCACGCAAGGATCGTGAGTTCTAATGCACGGACTTGCATGGTTTTGAAAAGAATATAATGGTTCCTATCAATCTCCCTGACCAAACGCTCATGCGTATGAACGATGCGCTGGAGCAGCAGTACGTCTCAGAACAGCGCGGATACATCGGCGCGTCTTCCATCGGCGCGGCCTGTGACCGGCGTATATGGAACCAGTTCCATTGGGTCGATTCAGAGAAGATGTCTGCCAGGTCCTTGAAGGCCATCGCGGACGGGCACCATAGCGAAGGAGTGATGGCTGACCGCTTGCGGCTGGTTGATGGTATCTCGCTGCATACTCATCAGGAAAACGGTGAGCAATTCGGTTTTGAAGACGGCCACATTCGCGGCCATCTGGACGGCATCATCTTCGGGCTAGAACACTCGCAGGAGGGACACGTTTGGGAACACAAGTGTGTAAACGTCGAGAAGTTTGAGAAGCTGATTAAGCTAAAGGTCAAAGACGAGACGCTGGCCTTATTGGAATGGGACGAAATCTACTTCGCCCAGGCCCAGCTATACATGCACTACTTCAATATCAAGTGGCACTACCTGACGGTCTGCACACCCGGTAGCCGCAACGAAACGGCGTGCTTCACGGCGTATAACCCCGACGCGGCCAACCACTATATCGAGCGGGCCAATAAGATCATCAGCGCCGACAAGCCCCCGCCGCGCATATCCGAAAGCGCGTCATGGTTCCAGTGCAAGTGGTGTCCGTTCACGGACAACTGCCACGGCGAGAAGCCACCGGCCATGAACTGCCGCACTTGCGTACACTCAACGTCTACCCAGCACGGCACATGGGTTTGCGAACTGCACCACAAGGAATTAGATAAAGAGGTGCAGAAGTCAGGCTGCAAAGACCATCTGCACAACCCCGGCCTCATGCCGGGGACGCAGACGGACGCGGGCGACGGATGGATTGAATACAAACTCAACAACGGAACAACAATCAGGAACCAAAATGATGAAGTTACGACCCTACCAGCGACAGGCGGTTGATTCGGTATTCGAGTGGTTCGAGGGCGAGGGCCACTCGGCCAACCCTCTGATCGTTCTACCCACCGGCACGGGCAAAAGCCTTGTGCTGTCCGAAATATGCCGCCAATCCATTGCCGAATACGGCGAGATGAAGATTGTGGTTGTCACTCACGTTATGGAGTTGATAGCCCAGAACTACGCCGAGATGATGCGCCAATGGCCGCAAGCCGACGCTGGTATCTATTCGGCTGGCATCGGTAAGCGCCAGCACACTCCAGCCGTTGTGTTCTGCGGTATTCAATCCGTACACGCCAAGGCCCACCTGTTCCAGAAGGTTGATTTCGTAATCGTGGATGAGGCGCATTTGATACCGCGCAAGGTCAACACGATGTACCAGAAGTTCCTTAACAGCCTTCGCGTAGCCAACCCGCACATGAAGATCATCGGGCTGACGGCCACGCCGTACCGCATGGATAGCGGGATGCTGCACACAGGCGACGGGGCGCTGTTTGATGACATCTGCTACGAGTACAGCGTGCTGGATGCCATTAAAGAAGGCTACCTGTGCAACCTGATTACCAAGAATACCCGGCTGGAACTGGATACCAGCGGCGTCCACACCAGGGGCGGTGAGTTCATCCAAGCCGAACTGCAAGACGCGGTGGACGAAGAGGGTATTAACCGCCGCGCCGTGGAAGAAATGATCGAGTGGGGCCGGGACCGTAACCATTGGCTGATCTTTGGGTCTGGCGTCAGCCATTGTCTCCATCTGTCGGAAATGCTGAACGAAAAGGGCATTGATTGCCGCACCATTTTTGGCGACACGCCGAAAGACGAACGCGCTGAAACGATTGCAGCGTTTAAACGCGGTGAAGTGCGGGCGCTGTGTTCCATGGGCGTGCTGACCACTGGCTTCAACGCACCCCAGGTGGACATGATTTCCGTACTGCGCCCCACCAAGTCACCGGGGCTGTTTGTGCAGATCGTTGGCCGGGGTATGCGTATAGCCGAGGGCAAGGCCGATTGCTTGATCTTAGACTTCGCCCGCAACATTCAGCGCCACGGGCCGGTGGATCAGGCCAGAGTCAAGAACAAGGACCACCGCGAGAAGACCGAGCCGAGCGACGGGCCGTTGGTAAAGAACTGCCCCCAATGCCGTAGCGTTGTGCATTTGTCCTGTATGCAATGCCCTGACTGCGGCTACGAGTTCCCCCGCGAGATTAAGATTGTGTCCAAGGCTAGTGACCTGCCCGTTCTATCGAGCGGCAGTCCTACGCACTGGGTTGATGTCGATAGCGTTAAGTACACGACCCACCGCAAGCCCGGTAAGCCTGACAGTCTCAAGGTGACTTATAACTGTGGCTTCTTGAGGTACAGCGAGTGGGTTTGCTTAGAGCATCAGGGATACGCGGCTGAGAAGGCCAAGGCTTGGTGGAAGGGCCGTGGCGGTTCTCAAATTCCGCTGACTGTTGCGGAGGCCATTGCGCGGCAACGCGAATTGGAAACGCCGAAGTCTATAAAAATTAAACGCAATGGTAAATTTGATGAAATCACAACCTACCTTTGGTGTGTGCCACGTGTGCCGCCGGGAGAGGCGCGGCTTTCGGTTTGACCCTAGAGCTAAGGGCCTGTCCGATCCGGTGCAGTACTTTTGTTCAATGAGATGTATGGAGAATAGAATGATCGACCCGACCGCGAACGAGAAGAAGGCTATGGAAATGTCCAGCGAACGCGCTGGAGAATACCTTGGCTGGCTGAAGAAGACCGATATGGCTGAGTTCAGCCAGAAGGAGTGGTCCGATCTTATCGAGGTGATCGTATCTGGCTACCTTGAGGGGATGTACAATCTGGCTGATGATGAGGTGCCGTTTTAATTACTTTTTCAAAATCCTAGTTTTAAAAAATAGTTGAGCCCAGTTTCATTGACTCGACATTTCGAAAAGCCGCATTTTACCTAGCACTTGAGCCCGACGAGCCTCAAGTCAAATCGCAAAAAAAGGAAAGTTGTTCAGGCCGAGGTGCGTTGTTTGAGGCACTTGGCCCCGAACCGCCGAAAAGCGCGGACCCCACTTGCTATGCTTCTCTTGTCGCGCCCATTCGGGAGTGACTCCCGGCGTTGACGCGCCGGGGTCTTTGACATTGTGAAGAAGGAATAGACATCATGGCACAAGCCAAGGTGAAGACCAAGACTGACGCCCGCGCTTACCTTGCCATCTCTTTAATCGGAGGTGGGTCGTCCTGGGTCGAAGGCGAAGATCAAGATAAGATGATTGCGGCGCTTCATAAACAAGTGCGGAAAGATTGGGAACACCTGTTCGATATTAAGGAGAACCCAGGTGTCAGAATATACGCTCTCGACGGGGTGGAACATTGGTGGGCTGACCACGAAGGCGTGTTCGACCACGATACCAATAGAAAGCTGAAGCTAATCCGGTATGTCGGTTTAGTGCATGACGGCATTGGTAAACCGCCCAAGCACGTTGATAAAATTTACGGGTAACCTCTCGGGGGTGGGCTTAGGCTCACCCCCCTTTTTTTACCCACACCCCAGCCGCAAGAAGGAGTGGTCCGATCTTATCGAGGTGATCGTGTCCGGCTACGTTGAGGGCATGGCGAAGATGGCTGATGATGAAGTGCCGTTTTAACGGCCAAACAGTTTCGCACCAAGCGCCCGTTGGTGAACCGCGCCGTCGAATGCCTTGCGGACAGCGCCGCCGTGGGCTTTGCCAATGTCTGAAGAGGCGGCTTCCGCCGGATTAAACTCAGCAAAACGAGAGCGAAGTTTTGCTGTGTCAAGAATAATGTAACTATTTGGGTCATCATAACTCTTAGGATCATCAGAAATCGTCCGAGAACGCGCTATCAATTCGTCGATACGTTTTGCCTCATGTGGCTGTAAGTAATTTTCCATTTTAGAATTTAGAAACACGCGCATTTCTGCGTCAGCCGTTGGGCTGTTAGGATTTTCTGGCGGCTTCGGCATACGTTCATACGCCTTGCCTTGTATATGGCTAACTTCTGAGTTTATCAGCGCCCTCTGTTTTTCCGCCGCAGGCAATAATTGGGTTAGCTCGCCGTATTCGTTTTCCACCAAATTCTTATATTTGATTGACCCATAACCTTTTTCACGGAGGGCAGCGTTTAAATCATCAAGATTTCTTCGGTTTTCTGGTGAATCAAGCCAATTATCGGCGTCTTCGTATTGAGATTTTACTTCAGAGGCTTCGTCAACAAGACCATCAACTTTGATTCCTTTCTTCTCTAAAGCGCGTGATAAAACCTCGCTGTCTTTCCAATTCCCAACATCCTCCATCTCAAGAGATTTACCAAAATTAGTTTTTAGTGGCATAATATTCGCGCCGGTTCTAACGGTGTTGCTACGACCTGACGAAAATGGGTTTGATAGGCTCTTTAACCTGTTTTCTGCCTGTCGAGCCGTTCCAACGTGAACGCCAATATCGACCATAGATGGGTCAAATTCATTAAAAACATCATGCGTTCCATGAAACACATTTTGCGGATACGCCTTATCAGCTCTCGCCATTCTGCTTGCCTCGTCAATCGGCAGACCGGACTTACCCACCTTCTGCAAAATCTTTCCCGCTACCCCTTTCCCAATCTTCCCAACCGTAGTTCCCGCGAACCCCATCGCCGGATCATCCATCGTAGTGGGGCGGGCGAGTTGTTCTTCTAACGGCTTGCCGCGCTGGGCCATCAACTTGCCCACAAATGTTTCTTCTGGGGTCACGCCCCACATATTCACTTCGCCGCCATCGGCATAAGCCCTAGCCTTGGCGCGGCCAGCCTTCATGTTGTTCAGTGGATTAAGGAACTTGTTCATTTTCACATCCCAGCCGCTCGGCCCACACGACTGCGTAGTCCATCATCCACCTAGTTGGGCTTGTTAGGTCCGGTGCTGGTATCATCAGACATACCCGGCTTGGTTCCGTACTTGGCTTGGAGACGGTCCCACACCCGCCTACGGTCAGTATCGGTAATAGGAACAGCAACCCTAGCAATGACGTCCACCGTTTCTTGTGCGTTTTCAAGGGCTTGTTCCGCTTTGCCAGCGTCGATTAACTGGCGGTCCCTGAAGTACCCGAAGAAGGCACCAAGCGCCCCAAAGACCGCCTTAATCAGCGCGATCATTTAGAGATAGGAGTCGTCGTCACAAAACGCAGACCGATATTAACCAGCGCCAGGATGGCTGTTACCACGGTCGCCTGAACTTCAGGCGTCAATCCCAGGTCGAGCTTGAGAACACCGGACAGGGCGGCGACGGTGGCGACGAGGTTGACCCACAGAACCCGGCTTGCATACCATTTAGTCGTATCCATTTAAGCCTCCTTGAATAGATCAGTTACACGCTTTGCACGTTGCGGCGTCTGCTTGGCCCACGCGCTGTCCAGGGCTTCTCTACGGGCCGCATTGTAATCTCGGGCCTGTATAGCGGCCAACATCTTCTTGAACTTCAGCACCGCGCCCAGGCCCATTTGGAACGTCATGTTCCCTATGGCGCGCTGAACGCCTGGGGGCTTGGTTTCCAGCCAGGGGAGTGCCTTGGCAAGCTGGGACTTCACCCGCTCGATGTCGTTTTCAAGCATCTCCATAGCTTCGTCTTCGGTGATGCCGACATCATCTAAGTTACGGCCAACCCCAATGGTGGTCTTCCCGGCTGGGCACAGATACGGTTTTAGCCGTATGCCCTCGTCAGCGATCAGGTCTTCCCTTAGCCCTTCCACGGCACACCATGAATAAGCAACCACCCTACGATAGCCATCAATAGGCCAATGATAGAAAGGCCCATCTTGTCCATGCGCCCTGACACCCTTTCTTGGTCAGCGTGAATACGCTCAAACGACTTCTTGATGTCGGCGTACCGTTCAGCACAAATTTCTTCGTGCATGTTCAGACGGGCTTCAACAACGAGCAGGTCACTCATGACGCCATTCTGCCTACAGCGCGTTTAGCGCGAATGGATGAAATGGCTGGGTGCGTGTAAACGGGGCCACCGGAGGCGTAGGTATTAGAAACAACTTGTCTTGGCATTAATTTGGCAACGTATTGTTTAGTTTCTAAAGGAACAAAATTAATCCAGGGCCTTCCCGAAGATTCTGATTTTTTAATCGCAATTTTTAACATACCAATGCCACCGTTGTACGCAGCGGCGGCAAGAATTGGGTCGCCAAATTCTTTAAGGAGCATTTCGTAATAAGCACTACCTAATGCCTTGTTGTATTCTTCATCTCCATAGAGACGGTCACGATCATATTCCAAGCCAGCAAGTGCAGCCGCTTCTGGCGCGGTATCTTCCATAATTTGAGCAGCACCAACGGCCCCCATCGGGGATATGACGGTCTTGCCCTTTTTATCAAATTGCCCAGTAGCACTTTCAATTCTTAACATTTTTTGAAATGTGGGATTTAAGTTCGCGGTGTCTAGTGGCTGCGCGTCAAAGCCAACTGTGCCTACGGGCACGGGCTGCGGCTGTCCCTGCTCGTCAAGCGCAGACTGCGGCTGCTCTTGTTCGTCAGGCATAATCGCACTTCTTGCGCCAGCTATTGCAGGCGCGGCAAGCACGTTTTCATCAAATTTACCGCCGCCAGCTATAGAATCTATTAGAGCCTGTATCTTTTGTTTTCTAAGTCTGTTGGCCAGAACATTGGCAGTCAAAGACGTTGCCGCAATTGCCCCCCCGAGAAGTGGGTCAAAAATAGCACCAGCAGCAAAGGCCGGTCCCTTAGCTATACCGAATCCAGAAAGAGAAGGAGATAATTCACCCAAAGATTGTAAGGGGTTGCTTACTATACTTTTTATAATCTTTTGCTGATCTGGAGAGTATTTATTAAATTTAGATGGATTTTTGATAATTGATCTAAATTTTATGATTATGTAATTAGGATCGTTGACATCTTTAGATGCTCTAAGAATTTCTTCTATTGCCAACATGCGTTTATTTTTAGAAGCAAGATTCCTGGCTTCCAACAAATAATTCACTGCTGGATTTTGTTGAGATTTAAAAAATTCATCAATTTTATTTAATGCAATTTTTCCAACTCGACCCGCATCAAGATCGTTTGCTTTAAAAGCTGACTCCGTTTTTTTATTTATGCTTCTTCTAATAAGTTCCAATTCTTTTAAAGTTTTTCCAGAGTTTTTTTGATCTTCTATGTAATTAAGAAATGGAGTTATTTGAGGATGTAAAATAGGGCTGTATTCGGCTTTTACGGCGGTGGTCAAATCATCAGCCAAAGTATCAAAATCATTCGCAGAAATTGAAAAATTTGACTTAAATGCTTTATCGTAAAGCGTTTTAGAAGAATCTTTAATTTCAATTCTAGTGGGCGCAGCACCTTTAAATTTTCTAAGCGCACCCAACGCGAGAGGAACCCCAATACCAGCTTTTAATCCGGCCATCTCGTCGCCAGTCGCTTCACTTGTAAGCGCACCGGCTTCAGCAGCTAACAACTGGGTCTTCGGCGCGGCGGCAAGAAAATTACCAGCGCCTTTAGCGCCTGCTTTTAACAAAGCCCTTCCAGCGCCTACGGGCGTCAGAACATTGGCGGCTGTTTCCGCGCCAGTTTGTAATAGACGCTCTCCTTTAGTTTCCGCTTCAGGAACCCCTAATTCTGTTAATTTATTTTGCACCGCATCTTTAGAAAGTTTGTTTGCAAGATAAGAGCCGCCCAAACCACCTATCAAGCCAGCAATGGGCACCGTTACGGGAGCAAGAGGCCCGCCCAAAAGGCCGACCTGAGCGCCTAAAGCAGCGCCCCCAGCAAAGCCAGCGCCCGAAACAAGCCCAGGCGCGGCACCGCGAAACGCAACACCCGCCTTGCGTTTTAAGTCTTCTAAAGCCGAGCGTTCTTTAGGCGTGTTGTTTTTTTCACTTATCTCTTCATCTTTTGCTTCTTGATAAGCACGGGCAACCGTATTGAAATCATCAGAACCTTTCTGGTCTTCATGCTCAACAATCCACTTGGCATAATCTTCTGCGGTTGCCATTTTTATTTACCTGAAAAACCTGAAAGAATTATGTCAGCCGCAGGTCCAAATTTAGAAGTTGAGGTCGGATTTTTACGTTCGCGTGCTGCTTTATCCTGAGCATCAAATTGTGCTTCTAAATCACTAAGGTAATCATCAACCGGTCGCCCTTTATAGTTGCTTATAGTGCCATACTTCCTAACATGCCTAGCCTGTGCTTCTTTTTCTTTAGATGCTGCGCTCATTGTTGAAATCAACATCTGTACTCTTCTTAAATTTTCTTCTTCACTAAGATTGTCATTATATCCTCTCTTAAGAACGCCCTCGCCTTCTTTTTGAGCAAACTGCCCACCCAAAATTGTACGAAGATCAGATTGAACAACTTGTTCAACCATCTCTTTAGTTTTTATGGTTTTCTCAAAAAACGTAGACCCAATGAGCGGAACTTTAGAAAGAAGTCCGGCGACAGGTCCAGTTATACCTTCACCACTTTCAATAGCGTCTTTAAGAATACCTTCTACTTCTGTTAATTGTTTCAGGTTTCTTGCCGTCGTGGCGGGGCCACCTCTACCGTAGTATTCCGCTGCATCTTTCCCAGCCTGTGCGTCCATCGCCTCTTCAAATTTAGTTAATCCAGGTTTATTTTTTTCTTCAAGCGCGGCCAAAGTTGCGTAAGTTTCTAATCCAGAAGCTCTTTCTTTAGCTTTTAGTTCTTTTGCTTTTTCTAAACCTTCTAACCCGACCAACCCGCCTTGACCGATTGATCCAAGGAACTTTGCCCCTGGCTGTGAAGCAGCAGCCATCGTCCCCAACCCAGCCTGGATCAGCGCCATGTTTATATCGTCTGAAGAAAGTTTATCGCTGCCGCGATCACGAACCATTTTCTTTAAAGTATCTAAAGAAGTTTCTGGACGATTTTTTTGTATTTCTGCTAACGCATTTTCATAAGCAACAGAGTCTACATCAGCACCAGCCTCAACGACGGGCGCAACAACTTTAGGGGTAAGCGCAACTCGTCCAGGTGCAGCGGCAGGACCAGCTTTTATGGCTGGTCTAGGCGCTACCGGCGCAGCTGGTCCAGGCGCTGCAACAGCGCCAACTTCATCACCAGAAATACTTACTTGTGAAGGATTGCCAAATAATTTACCAAAAGCCCCAGCCCCATATACGTCAAAAAGTTTTGTACCGCCCAACTCGGCTCCGGCAAGCGCCTTTCTAACAAACGATCTATTTGGGTCGTCAAGAATTTTTCTTTCTTCTTCAATGATAGCTTTCGCTTCTTTTTGATGTTTATTTACCCAATCTGTAATTCCATCAGACTCAATTTCATCTTCTTTAAAAATGTCAGATAAAGGACGTCCACCGTTCGCGTATCCCCTCACCGTGCCGCCGTGTGCCATCGCCCTGGAGCCAAATCGAGCGGCCCGACGTTGCAAGATTTCGTTTGGTTCTCCCGGCCTCTGGCCCATCATTTCTTGAGGCACAGCGGCCATGAAAGCGGGGTTGATTGTATTCACACCCGCGCTGTCTCCCGTCATCTGCGGCGGCATGATTGAGTTAGCACCCCCACCCTCGTTATACCCCCGCACCTCACCACCACGCGCCATCGCCGCAACGCGGCTGGCGTCGGCAGCACCCGACATCAGGGCTTGGGTTGTAGAGTCTTGCGCTGCTTCCGGCGCGGCCTGACGCTGCGCGATTTCGGGCTGCGCTTCCGGCCCTTGGCCCATAACTTCCTGACGGACTGCCGCCATGAACGCGGGGTCGATTGTACTCACACCCGTGCTATCGCCGGTCATCTGCGGCGGCGGAACGGAAGCGTTTACACCACCCTTCATCGTGTTCAACGCCGACATTGCAGCCATGCGCTGTTGCGGCGAAGCGCGGGGGTCGGTCATCATCGCCATCAGCATGTCAGGCGACATCTGCTGTTGCATCGGGTTCATCGCCATTATGCAGCCCTCGCAAACATACTAAGCCCACGCTTCGGCAGCTTGCCGTAGCTGGCCTTCTTTAGAGAACCCTTCTTGATCGCGCCGCCTTTGGCTTTAAGGGCACCATAAGCGCCAACCGCAGTAGCAGCCAACCCAGCTATCTGCCCCGCAGTACTCCCGCCGGGTGCAGATGTGGCGCTCACTCCAGACGTTCCGCCCGCCGGTGCGCCCGCCGCGATGTTAGACGCCTGACCGACATTGTAGAACGGCGCAGCGGCCTGTTCCGTAACCAGCCTCCTGCCAGCATCAATACCGGCCTGCTCCCTACCATACGTGCCTTCACCAACGGACTGTAACGCAGCGGCGTCTGTAAGGCCCATCTTCTGAGTAGTCTGGCCAAGATTAAGATTAGCCTGTCCCGCCGCAAGCTGCCCTGCTTGGTTTTCTCGCATCAAAGTACCACGGGCAGTGCCAAGACCAGCTTGGCCCGCACCAACGGCAATCTGCCCAGCTTGGTTGGCTTGCATTAAGTTGCCACGGGAAGTGCCGAGGTTGGCCTGCCCCGCACCAACTGCAACTTGGTTGGCCGCATTGGCTTGCATTAAGTTGCCACGGGAAGTGCCGAGGTTAGCCTGCCCCGCACCAACGGCAACCTTGTTGGCTGCGTTAGCCTGCATCGCATTACTACGACCGGCGGCAACATTGGCGTAGCCCTGACCAGCGGCAAGTTGACGCGCATAATCATCTTGGCTGGCTTGAATATTGGCCCGACCAATTTCAGATAGCCCCTGGCCCGCCTGAAGCCGACGCGCCGCGTCGGCAGCAGAGAACCCTGCCCCTGCTTGGCCAACTCCACTAATACCGCTAGCGGCACCCTGTAGAAGCTGCTGCTGCTGAGTGCCAAGTTGGCCTGCTGTACCGGCCAAGTTGCCGTCCCGCGACAGATCGCCCGCAGAGGCCGTAAGTGCTTGCCCGTAGCCCTGCTGAAGCGCCTGCGCCTGTTGGGCCAAGGTGGAGTCTAGGGAATCACGCGCCGCACGGCCAATTAGATCGCGCTGACGGGTAGAGCCGTAACCACCGGCCTTGATAAAGTCGCTGCTAATAGAAGGCAGGATATTCTCGGACAGGTTCCGCGCCCCAAGCTCCCCGATGCGTTTTATTACCTGTTCGTTATATGGATTCATGTACTGCCCAAGGTTTTGGGCAGAAGACTGTCCAGCCGCCTGTAGGTACGGTGACGCCGAAGACAGCCCCAGGGCATCCGTAGATTGCCCATAAAGATTTGTGGCCGCGTCTCCGTAACGTTGGTATTGGCCAGCGGTATCGGTGCCAGCAGCGCGGTTATACATCCCTGTAGCAGCATCAAACTGGCCCTGCCCCGCTAGTCCGGACCGCCCCGCAGCGGCTTGGTCATAAAACCCGCTGGCCCGGTTGTAATCTCCCGCACCAGCCCCGTAGATGTCCATTTGGTTGGCATCGGAGTAAGAGTCGCCAGCCCGGTCAAAATTACCTCGTCCAGCGCCGTAGATGTCCATCCCGGCTGCTCTGCCGTAAGCCCCACCGGCTTGGTCAAAAGCGGGCAAGCCAGCACCAAACACATCCATCCCAGCGGCCCTGCCGTAAGCCCCACCAGCTTGGTCAAAAGCGGGTGCACCCGCGCCGGAGATGTCCATGCCAGAGGCAGCGCCAATGTTGGTTCTGCCGCGTCCTACGTCAGCAAGGCCAGCGCCCTGGCCAGCGCGGACGGCAGCATTGGCGTCTTCAATGTCTTTGTTTGTCTTAGCCGTTAGGGGTACGTTTGGGTCGCGGTCAAACGCACCCTCATACATTTGCTCCCCGTTGTTCGGGTCGAGCTTTGGAGTGCCGTCAGGGTTGTATAACTTTTCCCCACCTTTATCATTCCACTTCGCCCCATAAACAGTAGGCGTACGCCCCCCCAGCCCTACGAGACCTGGGTATATGGCGTTGCGAAACGCTTCCGTAGCCGCATCAGGTCTATTTTGTATAGTTGAGGTGGTTACGTTAGTGGAATATGTCGGTGAGGCCATGTGCTATCTCCTACGCCCGTGCGCTTTGTAACAAAAGTCCAAGACCCTTTTGTTTAGGCGAGGCTTTGCGGGGATTCTTGCGACCAGCATTGTTGCGGATTTTTTGCTTCATTTGTTCAATCCGCTTATGGCCGGTGTCGTTGTCGCCGTTGCCAAGGTCCGAAACCGTGGCTGCGTCAATTACGTGTTCGCCAACCGAAAGCATCGCCGGGATGTCGTCGCTCTTGCCATCGCCAGGACCATTGATGCGGCCACCGCCACGAGC